AGGAGCTCCCCATGATGGGGAGAGAGGAAGAAGAGACAGAGGAGGAATACGAGGACGACGGCTGGGACGATTATCTGGACGAGGGAGAGTTCGAGGACTATGGGCCAAGCAACCCGTGGGACGCTCAGGGAATGAAGATATCAGACTTTATAACGGGGGTAAGGATATGAGAGAAGAGGACCTACAAACATGTATGAATTGCGGGGAGTTTCACGATAGAAACGATCTGACTTGGATAAACGATAATTATGGGATACCGTACAAGAAGGTATGCGACAAATGCTACGAGGAAGTGAACGAATGGATAAGAAGCAATGACTACGGCAAGTATTTAACTGAATATGAGATGTGGGGGGACGAATAAATGACAATGCCAAAAGCATACGCACCAGAAGATGGATACAGATACCAGATATTATGCAGGAACAAGAGCTACGGGAATGAGTGGGAACATTGTGACTACGCAGTGAATAGGAAAGACAGAGATTACCTGATGGGGGAATACAGTTTTAGCTTATCAAGGCTTCGAGTTAAAAGCTATACTGTTACCCAGAAGATGTTGGCAGAGAATGGGAGCTTAAATGCTCCCTTGAAGCTGGAAGGATATGGGAATAGTGGGTAGACGATATTAGACAAGGGGGATAAGGAAATGAATAAAATAGCAAGGTTACAACAAATCATGAGAGAAGAAGCTGAGCAGTTCCTGAAGAGAGAAGGGGCTGAGGAAGGCACAAAGTCGTATGAGGATTTTGTAAGAAGTGCTGTAGAGAGTACAAGCCCTGACGATTGGGACGACAACGAAGATAGGGTTAGACTACTCTATAGAGAGTGGTTAGAGAGTTCAGTGAGTGATGATTTTTATGAGATTAAGACACACCCGTCACACAAACGCTGGTATGCTCTGTATTGCAATGGCGTGATTATAGACACGGCATATTATAGCGATGAAAAGAGGCTGTCAGAGTGGGATAAGATTGTAGACGAGGAAGCAGGAGCTAAACTATACGGAAAGGAAGGGTGGATATAGTGGGACTAATAGAACTGTACCAAGAGGATTATCCATTGCCTGTATGGAAGTGGATAATAGAGGTAGAGTTAGGGCTTAAGGATGACCCAGAGGAAGTCAAGAGTGTGGAATTGTGGATAGAGAAGGTAAAGGTAAAGAGGTCCTGAACAGGGCTTCTTTTTTTTATGCTATGGAATCGGGATCGAAGCTACCTATAATAGAGGGCACGGGAACATGGTTTAATCGAGCGTCATAAAGCGATACCAATTAACAGGACCAATGGTATGGCTAAGGCAATTAAAACGCAATACAAGGCAATCTGGGGCTTAGTAAAAAGTGCAGCACAGGGAAGAAATAGGTATCAGCGAATCCCAGGGCTCCAGAATCTTCTATAAGGAAGGGCAAAACAGGACTACCTACGGTATGGCTACCTTAATGAAAAGGCCGTGTAGGGCATTGTAGGGCTTCAGGAAACAGGGGGACAGATACAGAATCCATGGAATTGGTACTTTATAGGTACAAAGTAGGGACTTGCAAATCTTTGGGGCGTGTTATTATGTAGGTGGAGAAGTGGACTCATCTATCCCTTATCCCTCCTTTATAGTATGGCTGACGAGGTTGTTCGCCTCCCTTGATTCCCTTGTCAGCTAAGCAATCATCAGGCAGTGGGCCAAAAGCTCCCTGCCTTTTCCTATATAATGGGGGTAAATAGGGGTATAAAATGGAAGGTAGAAAACCGAAGGGGAAAGTTGTCTCCCGTCGGTGGGCGAAGTTAACCAAAGGGCTAAAAATAGCCAAAGGTGTTTTCAGGGCAAGAGTACATTTTATGGACCCGAAAAGGGGTAGAAAGTCATGGATAAGCAGTACATCATTTATAAATGCAACGAGTGTGGGAAACACTTCCTTCTATTAGAAGAGGAAGCCGACCACAACGCAGGGTACTTGAGTTGCCCGAGACATGGGAAGCACAGAGACATATCTGTTATAGGAGCGTGTGACGATCTGAAGGATTGTTCCCAAAGAATACACAGGCACGATACATACAGGAAGAAGGGCAACAAGACCATACAAACAAGGTGGGAGTAGCATGTTTTGGAAAGCAGACGATATTGAAGCTATAGCTGAAAAACTTATAGAAGAACGCACAGAGCTCGACCATATAGAAGTTTGCGACTGGCAAATAGACTACCTATACAGCGACTGGGAAAGGAAGGTAAACGGCAACCCTATCCTTGCAGATATAAGGAAGGTAACGGGAATAATGAAGCATTACTGCGACTATGACTTCATTATAACCGTGTACGAACCGAACATCATGGACTTTCCAGAAGAGAAGCTACCGATTGTGATATTCCACGAGCTACTCCATATAGGAACAGATGGGAAGCTAAGAGACCACGACATCAAGGACTTCCGATTGATATTGGAAGAGTATGGGCTTAATTGGCAGACAGACGACCTACCGATTACAGGGGGTGACGCTGATGAATCCTAAAGTGGAACGCTTCACGAAGCCAGAGCCACCAGAGGACATGCTACCGGGTGAAATCCAATTATGTGAAATGCTGTGCGACCCAGAATATGCACTCACGACTAAGACGAAGTTAGCGAAGGAGCTCGGGGTATCACGTCAAACGCTATACGACTACTTATCTAAGAAGCGTGTGGTTGACTACATGGCACAGCTTATCGACTACTATACCGATTTAGAAGTACCGAACGTGTGGAAGGCATTAGTAAGGAAGGCCAAGAAAGAGGACCTACAAGCTATACGGCTCTTCTTTGAAATGAAGGGTAAGTACATTCCACCGACTGCACAAACACAGATCGCTCTAAAGGATAGCAAGGCTACCATTAACATAATCAGTAGTATACCCAGACCTTCAGGAGCACTGACAGGGAACGGGAACATTATAGAAGCTGACGGCTACGAGGTGGACAATGCGTAAGATATCTAAGGAAGAATACGACGAGCTCATAAAGCGTGAACCGATGAAGGTGAAACGCACGAAAAAAGGCTACTATCATTTAGGAAAGAACAAATGGATCTCCAAGGGCAAGGATAAGGACAAGGAATTACGGTCCAAATACGAGGACTGATTCAACTCGCACCGTTAGGGGTGGGGCTTATCAAGACAAACGACATACCTATTTCAGTAAAGAGGGAGTGTATACGCCTACATAGGGCAGGGCTGACTTCGAGGGAGATATACGACCAATACTACAGCAGGGATTACGACACGGCATACAGTGGTTTCATGAGCATGTTAAAGGTATGGAAAAAGAAGGTAGACATTGACACAGAGCTATTGGAAGCTGGGAACTTAGGCTACCGTTTTACACCACATGCTACGACAGTACAGCTTGATTCCAATGGAGAGATAGTACAAAGCTGGATAAAGTCAAGCACAGGCGACAACCTATATATGGAGCTTATCGAAGCTATAGGCAACCTTCCAGTATTGGAAAGGTTTGAGACAAGGCCGACAGATACAGGGCATGACATGCTCGAGATACCTTTATTTGACATGCACTTCAGGGAAGCCAACAAGGAAAGGTACGAATCGGTACAGGCAGAGCTCGACGCTCTTCTAATGGAGCGTACATATACCGAGGTAAACATCGTGATCGGTCAGGACCTATTCCACAATGACGACTTCAGAGGACGCACATCATCAGGCCGTGAGATAGAAAGGGTAGATATGATAGCTTCGTGGAATGAAGCAAGAAAGTTTTACTACCACTTAATAGAGACTGCATTAACGCAGTCGCAAAAGGTAAAGGTAATATTCACCAAAGGGAACCATGACGAGAGTATGGCGTGGGCCTTCGTACAAATGATAAAGGCACAGTTTGACGGGAGTATTGAGGTTAATGACAGCTACAGGGAAAGAAAGCTGATAACGTATGGCACGAACTTCATAGGATTGACCCACGGGGATAAAGCAAGGAACAAGCCGATTGATCTAAGAAGCATGTTCACGATAGAGTACCCTATTGAATACGCACATGCAAAGGTAAGGGAAATACACGCAGGGCACTTGCACCACGAAAGGGGCGAGGACGTCTATGGAATAATGTGTAGAAGGTTATCCACTGCTAACGCACAGGACGACTACCATAATGACAACGGCTATGTAGGAGCACACAAAAGGTTTACCGTGTTCAGGTGGAATCCTGAAAAGCTTGTGGCAATCTATTACGTATAGGAGTGATTGAGTGTTAATCTATATATCGCACCCGTTCCAGAATAAGGAAAGCAACGTCAAAAAGATAGAGTGTATAGTCCGTAGGTTGTCTAAGAATAACCCTGATAATACCTATATATCGCCAGTCCACACGTTTGGTTTCATGTATGACGACTTCTCTTATAAGAGAGGGCTTGATATGTGTTTGGACCTATTAAACATGTGTGACGAAATGCAAGTATATGGAGACTGGGAGCATAGTCAAGGTTGCAAGGCTGAAATAGCCTACTGTTTAGAGAAAGAAATCCCGTACGAAATAAAAAAATAAGGGTGATCTAATGTACGAGCTGACAGTTAATGGTATCAAGTACGAGAATGTTGTCTACAATGACAAAGGCTTTATCGTGCAAGAGACAGGCACAAGGTATTCAGGCAAGTACAATAACAAGTACCGAATACAGAATACATACGGTACAGATGAAAACCACACACATTTACACAGTTTAGATAAGTGCAAGGAAGTAATTGCTCTGGTAATCCACAACAGGTTGCCGAGAGGTTCAAAGAAATATGTGATGAAAAGTTGCTTTAGGTTGAGCATAGACGAGGATTATAGAGATAAAGTACAGGCCTTGATAGAAACCAAGAGAAACAAGGGACAACAAAGCTATAGGAATAAGAGAGTTGGTGCCAATGGACATTGTTATAAACTATACGCCTAATGAGAAGCAGGCAAAATTCCATATGTCAGACGCAACAGAGGCCGTCTATGGTGGAGCCAAAGGTGGTGGGAAGAGTTGTGCATTGATAATGGAAGCCATGACTTATGGCATGGAACACCCAGAAGCAAGTATCTATTTATTCCGTGAAACATATCCTGACCTCGAAGATACATTGATTCCTGAGTGGAAAGCAAAGGTCCCAAAGGAACTGTATGAGTGGAACGGAAAGAATATAGAAGCAAGGCTTATAAATGGAACAGTGGTGAAGTTTAGATACGTCAGGAATTATGACGACGCAACCAAGTACCAAGGCCGTAGCATGGACTTTATTGGAGTGGACGAGCTTACAAAGCATGAAGAAAGGACGATACAGGAGCTTTTATCGTGCTTGCGTTCTCCAAAAGGTTATCCGCCAAGGTTCAGGGGCACTTGTAACCCGGGAAGCAAGGGGCATTACTGGGTTAAGAAGAGATATGTGCAAGGTACCAAATACGGTGAAAAGACGATAATAGACAGCATAACAGGAAGTAAGATTGAATTTATCCCGGCTACCGTCTACGACAACGACATACTGATGAAGAATGACCCGGCTTATGTCAGGCGTCTCGAAAACCTTCCGTATGAACAGAAGAGAGCATTTCTTTATGGAGACTGGGACGTATTCGAGGGCATGGGACTTAATAACTGGGACGAAGGGCTCGTAGTAGTGGAAGATTTCGAGATACCTAAACATTGGCGAAGATGGATAGCAGTTGACAATGGATATACGGACCCGTTTGCGTGGTATTGGTTAGCAGTATCAGAGGACGGTACTGTTTATATATACAGGGAATACACAAGAGATTATGACGACCCGAATGTGATTTACAGAACTCAGGCAGAGCGAGTCGTTGAACTATCGACAATAATAAACCCCGACAAGTACAGAGAGTATATTGAATACGGTTTAGTGGACCCGGAGCTTGCTGATCTTGAAATGAGGGAGTTTGAGAAAATCGACTTCATTGTAATAGGACATGACGCATGGCAACATCACCCGGCTACAAAGACCATTGATACACCACAAGGAAAATCAATCCTTGATTACTACTCCGAGGGTGGATTAAACAAATTGGCAGGCTATAAGAAGCCGTTGACCGATAGAAGGTTGAGAAAAGCAACGTGGGTTGAGTATCTTGAACCTTATAGGAATCAGGAAGGGGAGCTCACAACAAAGGTAAAAATCTTCAGGAATTGCAAGAAGCTAATTGAGACGCTACCTTTGCTGGTAAATGACAAGAACGACCCTGAAAAGATCGAAGATGGGATAATAGACCACTGGTATGATGCCGCCGGATATGGCCTTATAGCATACCATGCAAGTAATACCAAGCCTAAGAAGGAGCTCACAGTAATAGAAGAGCATAAACAGCGTTTGGCTAAGAAGAACAAGAACATGAAGAGACGACTAATGTAAGGAGTGGATAGTGTGGCAGGGAAAGCTAAGATAGAAAAGGTAACAATGGTAGCACCATGCAGAGTATTTGGCTGTGGGAAAAAGGCCAGTTATAAAATAGGAAATCCGACTGGCTCACCCTCTGGATATTATTTCTTATGTGGAGATTGCACAGAGAGTTTATTGAAGTCAATATCAGAGGTATTTGATGACAATAAAGAAGTTAATGTAGACAATAACGAGATTATTGCAGAGGTTGAAGAGGAAGAGATCGCAACTGAAGAAGTCGAGGTACATTATGTATGGTCCGAAGCTCCTGAAGAACCAATACCGCCGAAAGAAGAACCAGTAGAAGAAGTAGTAGAGCCTAAGAAAGCAACGTCGAAGAAAGCATTGGCAAAGAGGGGGACTAAGAAGTGATAGGTAGCTCTGAAATAATGATACTTCAATCCGTAGCAATAGTTGTACTATCTCTTGTCATAGCCTTCAAAGACCATAATACATTACGGCTTATGAGAGAGCATCAAATGGAAAAGAAGGACCTNNAAGGACCTTCTCAACCGTATCATGGCTAAGGACCTTAATGAATATAAGAATGTCAACAATACATCGTTGCCTAAAGGCAAGAGCCCTTTGAGAAAACAGGAAGAGGATTTCGAGGGGCTATATGAATAGGGGTGGTTAAATGGACGCATTGAACCCAATTAAGAATATGTTTCAAGGTGGAAAGAAGGGAAACCAGAAGCAACCAAAGCAAGAGGTTGAGTTTGAGGACGACATATTAAATGAGGTCGTAAAAGATTTCGAGCAGAGGAAAAGGGACAGGCAGTCGTTAGAACTTCAATGGCGACTTAACATGAACTTCTATGACGGCAACCAATTCGTGTATGTTAACAGACAGACCAAGAACGTTGAAGAAGTAGAAAGAATGTATTGGTATCAGGAAATGGAAGTGTTCAATCAGATAGCTCCTATTATTGAGACGAGACTTTCAAAACTCGGAAGGCTAAGGCCAATACAAAAGACACGGCCTGCAACCAACACTGACGCAGATATAAATAACTCAAAGGTTTGCAACAAACTATTGGAATCATACTACTATGACAGGGAAATGAGAGATCAGCAATCCGTAGCAAATACATGGAGTGAGGTTCTTGGTGGTGTTATATGGAAGAACTTGTGGAATGAGGAATTGGGCGGGTCTATAACGAATACAGATGTTGGGATATTGAAAGAAGGCGACGCACAATCAATCCCGATAAACTACTTCGAGATATATCCTGATTCAATATGGCATGAGAATATAAAGGATTGCAAGTCGATAATCCATGCCAAAGCGTACACAGTAGAAGAGATAAAAGAAATCTGGGGCAAGGAAGTTCCAGGCTCTGAAGTGAACGTATTATCAGTAACCGGGACTGAAATGAACTCGGGTACTCTTGATTCAATGGGAGCAAGCTACAAGATAACAAACAGGACACAGAGGAACAGTGCTCTTGTAATTGAAAAATGGGAAAGGCCGTCCAAGAAATATCCAAATGGACGGCTTATTATATGCACTGAAAAAGAACTGCTGTTAGTGACAGATCTTCCGTACCTTGTTGGCGAGGACAACACAAGAGGTCTACCTTTTGTATCGCAGAAATCAATCAAGGTTCCGGGAAGGTTCTTTGGAAAGTCAATAATAGAAAGACTGATACCGCTTCAAAGAAGATACAACTCGCTTAAAAACAGGAAAGCTGAATACTATAACAGAGTTACTATAGGTCAGCTTGTTTATGAAGAAGGCAGTATCGACGAGGACTTCCTTGAAGAAGAAGGAGCGGCTCCGGGAGCGATGATACCTTATAAACAAGGATTTAATCCTCCGAGGTTTATGGAGTTCCACAATCTACCTTCGTCAATGGAAATGGAAGAGCAGAACATACTCCATGACTTCATAAGGATATCAGGCGTATCGGAAATATCCAGAGACAGCTCCGCACCAACAGGAGTATCTTCCGGTAGAGCACTTGGCATACTACAGGAGCAGGACGAAACAAGATTATCTCTTACAGCAAGTTATATTACAGACGCAAACATAGAGATAGGTAAACAGGTACTAAGGCTTTACAAGCAATTCGCAGATACCGACAGAGTTATCAGAAGTGTTGGAGAGAACCTCGAAGTCGAGATATTGACTTGGGACGCTTCAAACATAACTTCCGATGACGTGTATATAGAAAGTCAGTCACAGTCGATAGAATCCCCGTCACAAAGACGAAACATGGTCTTTGAGTTATTACAGTACGGATTATATAACGACCCTGAGACTGGACGCTTAACTAAGGAAGGTATCTCGAAATTATTTGACGTTATAGATTTAGGAAACTGGGAAGCTGGAAGCGACACAGAAAAGCTGCACATATCAAAGGCAGACAGAGAAAATCAGGCTTTTGTCACTGGCAAGTGGGAAGATATTGATTCCTACGATGACCACATGATTCACATACAAAGGCACAACAGGTTCAGGCTAACATCAGACTTTGAAAAGATGATAGCTGAAAACCCGAACTTGGGCGTAGCTCTTGAATACCATGTAATGCAACACGCAGGGAAGATTCAGGAAATGAACCAACCTCAAATGCCGGTAATGCCAGAACAAGGTGCAGTTCAATAGAAAGGAGAGAAATATGTTAAAGCAGATTCAACCAACTTACAAGCTGAACCTTCAACTCTTCGGAAGTGACATGTTTAGTTCGCAAGCAGAGGGGATAGAAAACCCAATATTATCAGACTCGTACGACAGCGTGGAGACGACAGAAAATGAAGTTGATATAAGTAGTGGCTCAACAACAGAACAAGCCGTGACGGGCACAGAAACCACTCCTACGCCTACGCCCGAACCAATACCAGCATACGATTTTTCAGATATCAAATCAAAGCTCGACACTATACTTGGCAGAATGGATAAATCTCCACAAGAAGTTGAAGAGATTGAAGAAAAAGCCGCAGAGTTGACAGAAGAAGATATCGAAAGAATGAACAATGATTTTTACTTGCAGTTCACCGAAAAACCTCTCGAAGCAATCGAGAAGCTTATCGAGGAAAGAGCAGAGAGAAAGATCGCTCCTGTAATGGAGTATTTTGAAGGCGTAAAGAAAATGGAATACTGGAATGGTGTACTACAGGATTTTGAAAAGGCACACCCAGACTTTCCTGATTACGTACAGGACGTATCAAAAATAATACAATCTGACGAAAGCATAAGGAACTCCAAAAATCCTATTGAACTTGCCTATAAGGTAGCAAAGGCAGATAAGCTTGAATCAAAAGTCAGGCCGTTAGATCAACAACTAAAGGACGAAGGCGTATTGAAGGAATTGTTATCCAACAAGGAAATCAAGAACCTTGTGGTCCAAGCTCTGAAATCTGGCGGAATAGAAACACCAAAAGTGATCGGTTCAGAAGGCAACACTACAGTCAATGTAAAAGAGAAACCGAAAACACTAAGCGACGCAACAAAGGCATGGCTTAATATATAGGCTGTGATTTGTATATAAATTAATTTAATCCTTTAAGGGGGTACACAGACAATGGCAACTACTAGCATGAGCTCAATTAGTGAAGCTCTAAAAACGTATTACTTACCGGGAATGAGATACCAGTTGAACGAGACAACCTCTCCGTTCTACCAAAAAATAGAGAAATCAGCTAAGAATATCAGCGGAACAGATATTAAGCTTGCTCTAAGATATGGTAGACAAGGTGGTATTGGTAACAGACCAGACGACACTCTGGATATGCCAGTACCAAACCCAAGAAAAACCAAGCAAGCACAATGGGGAACTAAGAACATCTTTGCGGCTATCAGATTGACCGACAAGGTTATCAAGGCTACAAAGGATTCTAAGAACGCATTTGCTTCAATGCTTGAGCTTGAATTGGAAGATGCACTGAAAGACGCAAAGGACAACTTCAATAGACAGTTGTTTGGAGACGGTTCAGGCGTAATGGCAACAGTAGCAACAGGTGGTGGAGTAACTGGTGGAAACGTCGTTACAGTTGATTCTGTTAGATTCTTTGCAGAAGGGCAATACGTTGACCTTCTAAATGCAGACGGAACACCAGTGGTAGAGGGAAGAGAAGTAACTATAGTTGATGATATCAACAACACCATTACTCTTGGTGGAGCTGTTTTCACTTCTATACCTACAGACATAATCACTATAGCTGGTTCATACGGGGCAGAGCTTACTGGCCTTGGCAAAATAATGACTCTTGATTCCTCAATTTATGGAATCGACAGATCAACCAATAAATGGCTAAACCCATATGTTAAATCACTTGGCGGAGAACTTACATTCCTTTCTATTCAAGATGTTATCGACAGAATTGAAACAAGATCAGGAAATACTATCGACTTCCTTATGGCTTCATATGGAGTTAGAAGAGCGTTCCTTTATCTGTTCGAGTATGGTCAAAGAACAGTAAACACTCTTGACCTAAATGGCGGATTCAAGGCACTTGACTACAACGGAATACCATTGGTAGCTGACAAGTATCAAGCCGCCGGAACAATGGACTTCCTATCAACTAAAAACTTCATGCTTAACAGACTGGACGATTGGGATTGGTTGGATAAGAACGGCAACATTCTTTCCAGAATTTCCAACACTGCAATCTACGAAGCTATCCTTTCATTCTATGGTGACCTTGGTTGCGATCTAATCAGAGGACAAGGCAGACTAACTGGAATAACTGAGCATTAATAAAGAATAGGCGAGGGTTTATACTCTCGCCTTATTTTTATTTAGGGAGTGGGATAATGAGAAGCTTGCAAGACTACAAGGAAATAATCGAAGATAGCGTTTACGGAATACCTCAAAGGTTAAAGGACTATGACCCGTCGTTCTTCGTCGTCAGAAACCATAAGACAGGGAAATTTGAAATACATTCTACTGATAACATGTTTGATTCATATTGTTTTACAGTACATTTTGACGAGTTGGACCAAAGAACGCTCGATATAGTAATGAAAAACGACATGAATAAAAAGAGTGCAAGAGACTTAGAAAGAGAAATAGACGAACACAATGAAAAGATTGAAAAAGCTCAAAAGAGAGATTTCCATAACTGGGCTGAATCAGTAGCCAAAGAGACATATTCGCACTGGAAGAAAGATATAGATAACGAGTACATCGGTATGCCAAAGAAGGTGACTTAATGATAGCTAAAAGGATTTACGAACACGCTAAGCTCCATGTAGACGATGATTTTACCTTCGTTCATGCAAGACGCTGGTTGAATGAAGCGTTGGGGCTAATATCCGTAGTGTGTGAGCATGGAAGTAGAGTTACAGAAAGTGTAACAATAAATTCAACCGGACCAGAATACCATGACTTACCGGATAATGTCATTGAAATAAAAGCAGTATATGAAGATAGTATAAGCCGTGAAAACAGATATCAGGATTACGTATACGAGGGTGGAAGGATTTATATACCAGATGAAGGCACTTTCCTTGTCGAGTACGAAAGAACAGCAAAAGATATCGGGCTTGAATCAGATACGCCTGAAGTCCACCCACAATATCACTTCCCGATATCTTACTGGGTAGCAAGCAGGGAAAAATTGAGATTCAACCCACAGGACCAAGACGGCATTAGGCTTCAAGGAGAGTTTTATTCTCAAATCAGGACCGTTGATCTGGCTCTTTCAAGGAATAGAAGAGTCAGGAAAATTCAAGTGTAGAGCGGTGATTATATGGCATATAGACAAAACCATAGAGAGATAGTACCGTATGTAAACTTTCTTGGTGGCTTAAATGATACGTCCACGCCGGACCATATGAAAGATAACGAGCTGGAACAAGCCGATAATGTCAGCTTGAATACCATGGGTGGTTTTTCGTATAGAGAAGGGACTGCAAATGTAAACGAGACGAGTTTTGAAGATGACGTGATGTACCTTATCGAATACCCACTGAAAGACGGGAATATTATTGATTTAGCTGTAATGTCTGACAAGAAACTTTACGACATAACAGATGGCACTAAGAAATTAATAATTACTCTTGCCACTGATGAAATAGATCATGTTATATATAGAAACTCCGTTTATTTCCTCGACGGTGTGAAGCTAAGAAGTTATGGAGCGTATGACTATAATACTCAACTTGGGACGATTGATATCAAGACGGACGATATAGTATGGAACAGCCCTATATCAACAGGAACAAACCCCGGCGTAGTAAAGCATTTTTACAGAGCTAAATCAGATATGTCAGCTCACGATCTAAAAACCGCAAGCTTTGGGGACGATACTAAATGGGAAGATGTAACACATGCTGATTACGAAATCCCAAATTATGCAAAAGAAGTCAAGGCTTCAACAGAGCAAGACAATGATATGTCCCCGATACACAAATGCAGGTTTATTGAGGTCCACCCAGAAAGTCATAGGTTTTTTGTAGCTGGGAATCCTGAAGATGCAAGCTGTATATATTTTTCAGAGTTTGGTAATCCGGGGCATTTCAAAGCAACAAATAAACTATACCCGACTGGTGGAGAAGGGCCTGTAAGGGCATTGTCTACGATAACAAGTAGTTTGTTGGTTGGCTACTCAAAGGGTTGGTGGGCTTATACTGGAATAGACGAGACAAATTGGCGATGGCATAAAATACCGATACCATATGGCGTATCTAATAATAATGTGGTTGCGTTATCTCCGTCTAGCATAATGTTCTACACCAACACAGGGATATATAAAATGAGTAGTGCACTTGTTGACTACAACATAGTTGTTAATGCGGAAGATGTGCTGTTTTCCAATGTCAGCGACGGTAAGGTTGATGGCGTTATCAAGTCAATAAAGAATGAAAAATACACAAGGGCAGTATTTAATGACAATAAGTTTTACCTTGCATATTCCGAAACTGCTAACTCAAAGACAAACGAAAACATACTCGTTTACAATTTCCTATTAGACGCTTTCGTTAAATACACAGATCTAAAAATTAATTGCTTTAGAAGGAAGCAAGATGGAAAGATTTATTTTGGAAGCAAGAATTACATGATGAAATTTGACGACGACTTATTAAACGATGTAGATGAACACGGTGAAAGCAAGTCAATAAATATGAGAGTCAAGACAAAGCGTTACAGCTTCGATGCTCCATTTAATAAAAAGCTATTCCATAGATTCTTCATAGGGACTACGCAAGGAGTAGATATTGGAAATAGTTTGACTATGAAGCTAAGAATAGACTATGCAGATTCAGAAGTCTATACAGTTGATCTCAATAATGAAACTTTCGTCTGGGGTTATTCTCCATGGGGGAAGGTGTGGGGTGGAGCTGATATCGGGGCTATGGAAATGCACATGAGACGGAAAGGCATAAGAGCACAAGCTTCATTTGAGGGGAGTGACCTAAACACAAAGAAGGCCGTAGTTGTTTACGGCATAGCATTTGATTTAACATACTTAGATGCAAAGGTTAGGACACTTGGTGTCAAGAGACTTGTCGATGAAGATTATACAGAAATAGATTAGGTGGTGAGACAATGACTAAACCTATAAGAGAATTTAGTGCCAATGAGGGCGATTATAGCGTTGGTTTATCTGGTCCAGATGCTATTGAAAAGGACATAGATACAATACTTAGAATGTTCGATCCGTTAACGACACATGAAGATGGAACTGCTGGCGGTATAGGACCAGAGAATATGCAACCCGGTACTATAAGCGATACCATACTCGGCAACAGGACGATTGACCAATCAATAGCAGATGCTTATTCAAATACAGGGACTCTAACAAAATTGCTTTCTTGGATTGCTAAAACAATTAAGGCATTAAAAGGAACTGCGAATTGGTACGATGCTCCTTCTGACACTATAAACAGTATCCATACAAGAGTTAGTACCAATGCTACCAATATTACTGCTGGCGTTACTGCATTGAATAGTCACAAAACTAGTTCAGATCACGACGGCAGGTACTTCACTGAAACTGAACTAAGTAACGGAGCACTCGATACAAGATACTACACGGAAGTTGAATTAGAAAATGGCAAGTTGAACACATTGTATTACACAAAAGAACAGCTCGCTGAGTTTTTAGGTGGTGGTGACACAAACATTATCGAGGAAGTTTTCACTGTTGTAACCGTAGATAATGGGGACGGGACATTTACCTACAATAATGGGCTAGAGGATATCTCTGGCACGATAACACCAGAAGGGTATCAAGCTTTTGAACTTGAAAAGGGCGATTATCTTCCGGGCACAAACAGGATAGAAGCTGTAATAAATGACACTCTAAGANNCGAGCGGTGGGCTTGTTGAGTTGTCAGAGACTTCCGTTGCACTGACATCTACAGAAGGTGTTGGTGCTGAAATAACATTCAAATATTATCAGAGAATAGCCATGGCTGCTGAATACAATATAAAAATGAGCGAAACCAAACCACCGCCAAATAGCGGAAGGAATATGTGGTTCCAAATAACAGGGTAGGTGATTAGATGGCTCCCAAAAGAATAAGTATGAGCTTGTTTGATGATGAACTAAAATCTCTAATCAATGCAAGTGCAAAGATATTTC